GTCGCGTTCGCTTGTGCAGTGCTCGACGGCGCGTAGAACCGCACCTCAGTCGCGTTGCTTCCCGTGGGTCGGGTGACCCGCAGGTGCGCGAGGCGCGCGCGACCCGCAGGTACCCACGGGGTCAAGTCGATAGCAGCGCTCGCGCTGCCCGCAGTGCGCGAAGCGATGGTGTTGTCTGTCGAGGTGTAGCCACCCGACACGAACGAAGTGCGGGAGCCGACAGTCTGAAACGGACGGGGCCAACCTCCGCCGTCCGCACAGAACGAAGTGACGTAGGCCCAGGTTCCGACGAAACCCGTTTTCCACTTTCCGTCAGCAGTCGGTGCTGTGCGTGACACGTTCCACACGAGAGAGCTTCCGCTGACTCCGACATAAACGTGGTATCGCGCATTGAACACAAGGCACGGATCGCCACCCGAGTTCGATCGGTCGGCCACGTCGGTGTCGGTGTAGACAGCGCCGCCCGACACGTCGGTGATGACCTTCGACCCGATGCGCAGTTGCTTGATACCGGCAACGGAGATTACCCAAGTGTCGAGGTCCGCAGTTGCCGCGGGGCGGTGTTCGAGCTGCGACGCGAACAGAGTGCCGAACCGGCATCCGTCGTCGTTGCTGACGAACGAAGCGACCCAGCGCTTCGCTGCGTCAAACAGGTAGTTCACCCACTGAGCCGGGGGGCGCTGACCGGGCACGAACCCCGTAACGCGGTCGCCGCTCGGCGGGGTCGCTACGTTGGTTCCGCTCGTTGCCCAATCCAACGACTGTGAAGGGTCATCCGTTACCGTGGGCATTACACCGCTCCCGCGAAGTACCCGCCCGTTGCGGGGTTTGTCGAGTCTCCGAAGCCGCGCGCTGTGTCTACTTCGGGCGTGTCAGTGCTTGAGAAAGTGAAGGTGTCCGCGTCGCTGTGTAGCGAGTATTCGAGAACGATCCGCACGCCGACCGCGCGAGCTCTGTTGAGGTACCCGAGCAGCTTCGACACGAACTCTGTCGTAACGACTCCTGCGAGGTACACGCGCACCGTGGCGTGGGCCACGTCCGACAGGGTGTAAGCGACAGTCGGGAAGCCCCCGAGCGCAGCTCGCACCACTCCAATCAAGTCGGGCATCGTGCCGTTGCTGAGCAGCACCGCAATCTCGACACGCAACCGCAGTCGGTAGTCGTCGTCGCTCAGTCCGTAGCGCGGCACTCCGAGCCACGAACCGATAACGTCAAGCGCGTCTCCGACCCCATCGTCGAGGTTTACTCCGCGATAGATGGTCTGCCAAGCATCCTCGGCCTTCGCAATCTCCGTGGCGATGGCAGTCGCGACGGCCAGCATACGCGGTCGCTGGAACTGCTGTAGCAACAGCGCCGGAAGCGTTGTTGCGTACTCTGCAAGCCACGCCAGCGAGTATTCGTAGACCGCACTCACGATGCCGCTACCACTTCGACGTTGACGGTTTCGATCCGCGGAATCTGCTTCGCAGTTGTCACGATGGTTGCCTCGCTTGCAGGGCTTGGCGAAGTGTCGATGAACAGGTCCGTAATGTCAGCGACACCCGGAACACCCGCGACAGGTCCGAACAGGAATGCGCGAACCACAGGTGACCCGCAGGTGTACTTGTCGAGCGCGTACGCCGCGAGTGCCGCTTTGATCGCTGCGGGGGAGTCCGTGTCATCCCACCCCGCGCCCTTCGTCACATGCACCTTGACGTACACGGCGAGCACCGTCGGGCGAGAAAACTTGACCGTGTGTTCGTAGCCGTTTTCATCCTCAACGACGACAGACACGTCTCCGTGCGTCGCGATGCCCGCAGGCTTGTCTGCGAAGATGGCTTCGGCGATTGTTTGATCCGTGAGGATGGTTCCCGTATCGGTTCCATCCCACACCACAGCTTCAAAGCTGTGCGGAGGTCTGCCGTCAACGGTCGCATCCGTCACGTTCTCGAAGATGAACAGCTTGCGAACATCGGGGTTTGAAGCGAGCGCGTTCGTGTCACTGAACACGAGCCTTCGCGCACGGAGCTCCGCGTCGCTCTCAATGTCGAGGCCCGGTACACCATCGGACGGGTTGTTGACGGCGGACCAGTTCGCGACTGGGGTAGCGATGACCGTGAGCGTGTTCGCGGGTACTGCGATTGCCCCAGTGGTGTCGCACCGAAAGATCACGTTCGACTCTGTGCCCGCACCCGAGAACACGACTTCATCGCGGTTGCGAAAGACGTACTCGGGTCGGCCCGCCATGTACGCACTGAGTTCGCCAGCGGCGAACGTGACAGCGGCAGTGGCGGTTACGTCGCACTCCACTTGCGTTGCAGTGGCCTTGCGTCGGTACTTCCCGACAATCGCGGCGAGGTGTTCGAGACTTCGGCCCGAGGCGCTGTCAGGGTCGAAGCTCGCGTAAACCGCTTCTGCGACTTCCCATAGCTCTGCGATGCCCGTGGCAGCGGCGACGACGACACCGCCCAAGAACGAATCGCGCCCAAGGTTCACCCGCGACAGTGACGGAACCGAGCGAATGTCTGCCAGGATGTTCGAGAGAATCGCGTCGAAGGTCTTTCGCACGAAACCCGCCGGGGTGAGTCCGCTCATGGTGTCACCGACACGGTAAAGGGTGCGAAGCTGTCACCCGTCTTGAACTTGCCTTGGAAGGTCAACCCGTAAGACCGGGTAGCCCGGTTGGCTTCCACCGTGCATTCTACCACGTCAACCGTGCCTCTGGAAAGAACTTCGGCTGCGAACACCCTCCGCAGAAAGCTCTCTGTGACACCCTTCACTCCGAGGATGCTTTCGACGTACGGGAGCCCCGCGCTCGGGTCGAGCGACCATTCGCCGCGCCACGTTCTCAGTCGCACTTGAATGGCTTGCACCTCCGCTTCGGTGTCGGAGATTGCACGCAAGTCACCCGTCGAAGGGTCGACGTACAAGTCGCCTTCGTCGGGGTTGTCTCCGTCCACTTCGCCCGCGCGAACGTACGCAACATCGTCGATTGCGAATTGCATTAGTCGCTCACTTCCACGGTGTCACTGCCACTGGTGATGGTGCCGTCTACCGCGATCGGCGCGGCGACCGTGCAGGGTCCGCCGCCCGGTGGCGCAATCAACTGCGCTGCGATGGTGCTGTCTATCGTGACGCGAACGCTGTCTCCGTTCCGCGCGGCTTTCTTGTACGGCCCCGCGTTGTCTCCGACGAGAACCTTCGCAGTCTGTACCTTCACGTTGGGCCCGTTGGGTACTCCGAACAGTGCGGTCAACGGGTCTGGTGCCGGTAGGTTCTCGACCGCGAGCGGCGCAGGAAACACACCGGCAATCGCAATCGCACTGCGAAGGGAGTGAAAGCCCAGGTCGCCGGGGTCGGGCTGCGACTCGCCCGAACGGTGCCATTCGTCAATCGACCACTGGGGCACGACGAGAAGAACATAGTCTCCCTCCGAGAGTGGCATGTGCAACACGAACGCCCCGGCCCGCGGGAAGGCCACGGGCACGCTCTGCAATCGAGGCAACGGCTCAACAACCCACCCTCCCGCGTCGTCGCGCACGGGACGCCGCAAGCACGGCTCTACGTCCACTGTTTGCGTGTCGGTGTCGTAGCTCAGAACCTTCGCGGGGAGCGCGGTGTTGATAGCCTCGGCTCGCGCGTCAATCACTTCGCGCAACTGTTCTAGCGCCTCGCGATTCATCATGGCGGGATCACCCTCGTTGCGAAGGGTGGCCGTGGGGGCGCACCCTCGAAGTCGATATACCAATCCGACCCGTGCGTATCTCCGACAGTGGTTGTCTTGTAGACGCGGAGGGTCGTAGTCACGAACCGCGATTCAACGCGAACCAACTTCCCTGGTTTCACGTCGGGCTGTAGCAGACACCGCCCTTTGACGACGTAGTATCCCTCCTTCGTTGGCGAACCAATGAGCCCGGTGTCAGGGGTGAGAAGCACCGCGGCTTCGCGCTGTGTCCCGAAGCGTTTGACAAACTCAACGCGCCCGTCATCGACATGCCACTCCAGCCCCGCGCTCGCAGTGAGCATGTCAAGCTCGTGTGCTGCGCTGCCCGACAGAGTGACGCCGAGGGAGTACCGAGCGAAGTCGCGACCCATACGCGCGTTGCGGAGTAGAGACACCGAAGAACCCGTGGGGAGCCCCATACAATCCGCCAAGTGTTTCGCCACTGTTTCCGGCGTAGCACCGCGGGGGAAGCTCTGCGAGACGCGGGCGTATTGCAGGTTCAACCCGCCCATGATTGCCCACACGTTCGTTACGTTATCCACACCTTCTACCGTGTGCTTCAAACGTCCGAGTTCTCCGTAGAACAGCCGTTGCATCGCGCCCTGGTAGCCCGCGGTCAGCGTGACGTGCACCAGCAAGCGAGGGCGCGGTATGCCCGGTGTCACTGGCACCGAACGCGCGCGCTCTTGTGCCGCGGACAGCATCGCGTTTCGCGTGGCTTCGGACAGGTTGTAGACCTTCAACGCCAGCGACGACGGGACAGAGCGATAGGTGCGCTCGATACGAAACGAACACCGCAGCCCCGACACGTCTACCCCGCCCACTTCTAGTGCGGCTTCGCGTTGGAACAGTCGCGTCATGGCAGCAAGTACACCAGCGCGTGAGTCGTCGCGACAGACTCGAAGGTGTCGGGGTCAACGAGCCTTCCCGACGTTTCGAGACACACCAGCATTCCCGGTGGGCGGTTCGCGTGTTCGATACCTTGGAGCAAGTCTTTGAACACGACGAGTCGCTTACCGAGTAGCATAAACGGCGCGTCACCTTCGGGCTCCGACAATCCGAGAACGAACGGCTCCGCTTCTGGTTCGTACAGCGAGAAGAACCACGCCGAAGCGCGTTCGTTGTAGCCGAAGCGAAAGACGTACTCCCTACCCGAGAGCTCGGTGCGTTGTACCCACTGCGGCCCTCCCGCTTCGGAGTTCATCGGGACCACAAGCGCTTCGGAGAACGGCGGTAGTTCCACTTCCCCGGTGCGCAACAGCCCGCGCAGCAACCCGACTGTCGGGGCGTCAATGGACTCTGAACCTACGATAGTCCACTCGAACACCGCGCTCATACGGCTTCCCCTGTGGTGTCCGCGAGCACAGTGCGGAAGCGCAGCGTGCCCAACGGCCAATCACTCTCGCGAGCAATCGTCAGCGTCCACTCGTACGAAGTCGGCGCATCGTGGTCTGTCGTCAGCTCGGAGCCTTGCGTGTCGTAGGCCCCGCGGAACGTCGCCGCGTCGCTCTCGACGTAGCAGACAAGCTCCGCGGTCGAGCCATCCCACTCTGCCCACAAGGCCCACGCGGCGAGGGGAAAGGTGTTCGTGACACGCAACACGAACACCGCGTCTCGCCCGACTTCGGAACCCTCCGCAGGGCTCACAACGACGATGGCAGGCTCGCCCTCGGGGGGCGGTTCAGGGTCGGGGCATGGGGTGCTCTGGCCTACGCCCAGGTTCTCTACGTCGCCCTCGGGGGCTTCAATCAAGTTGTAAGTCGCCACGGCTAGACCGTAGACCCATCCCACGAAGTCACGAGCGGCCCGAGAATGAGCCGGTCGCGAGTCGTGCTGACAGTACCCGTGTGCGGTGTCCCGACTTCAACGGACAGCGCTCGAAACACCGTCGAGTAACCGAACACCTGTTGCGGGTTCGACGCTGCGCCACTGCGCGCGTAGAAGATTCGGAACGTGTGCCGTGGCGTGCCTGCCGCAGCGCTGGTCACACCTTCACCCGGTCGCACCGCAGCGAGCATACGGACATTCGCGATAGCCGCGCCGGTCTGCCCTTTCTTGACTTCTGCCCACGCGGCCGAGGTGCCTAGCCCGTCGTCGTTCGCAAGGTTCGTCCACACGATGCTGGACGCGATGTAGAACACCGTTTGAGTCTGCCCGCTTTCGAGAGTGGCGATGGGGTCGAAGAATGCAGCTTGCGACACGTCCCCGCCCCCGGTCGGGTAGCAGAACGAAGCTACGTCGTAAGGGTTCGCGGTGTCGTACCAAACAATCTGTTCAACCGCGAGCCACGAGGAAAACGCGCCGTAGGTCGGGCTCGCGTCGGTGCCAGTCCCGAGAACAATCGTTCCGCCCGTAGGCGTGCGAGTCGCGAGGGGTGAACCCGTCATCTTGGTTTTCGAGAGCTTCACACGGGCGCCGCCAATGGCGTCGTGTTGCATCACAACGTGCCATGTGATGCTGTCTCGCGAGGGCATCGCGACTTGCGCCCACGCCCCCGAGTTGTCGAACCCATTGGCGCCACTGGCAGCGCCACCCGAGAAAACAGACGTGGTTGTCGAGAGCGCCGAAAGACCATCGCCCGAACTCACAATGGAACCACCCGCGCTTACCAGCGCTTGAATGAAGTTCCACAGTTGCTCGGCGTACGTCGAGGGAGTCAGCTTCGAGTAGACACGGGCCATGTGCGTGACACCTTGCTAGAGGCTAGCGACGGATGGAATTGACGGCCGCGATT